TATCTAAAAATGTTTGATTACTATTGTGTTCAAAGTCAGGTTTTTGAATTTGAAATTGATCTATCTTTTCCTGAGCTCTAAGTTCTAATAGGTGATAATTATATAAAGTTAATGAACAAAATAGTAGTATGAAAACTACCATTAAGGTTTTGCCAACAACTCTGGCTTTTTGCATAAAGGTCATACTAACCTCTTTTCGCTACAATATATTCGTAGTAACTGATTGGTTCTTTAGTTTCATCCAGTTCTTCAACGTTTTTCATATGTACTTTACGTTGAAAAAAAGATAACTTATCATTATCCATAAACTCTCTCATTTTCTTAAATATTTTTTCAGATTGTCTTTGTGAAAAATTATTTAAAATATCTTCTTGGAAATTACCAGAGTAATAGATAGTTTGTTCGCCAGGTTTATTATCATTGATAACTTCTTCAATGGTATCTAAACTCTGTTGGATTATAGGTTTAAGGAACGGATCTTTAAACTTTTTTTGCTTCTTTTCTTGTTTCATCATATAGTAGTTCTCCCATAGTTAAATTATAAATCTGCAATTTTGAATTTCTTAATGACATTCTTTGTAGGTATAACTGTTGTGTTACCTCCATCTGCAAGTTCGCCATTATCATCATAATTGTAGTCGCTCATCAAAATATGAACCTTTTTATCATTTTTTACCAACCAACCAGTTGATACACAGATAGCAGGTTTCATTCTTTGAATATCTTTTAAAGATTTCCAACCAGCATCTGATTGAATATCCTCCCAATACACCAAATAAAAGTCAAATGTAAATGGTATTTCAGGCACATCATCTTTAAACTTTTTAGTATTTCTTTTTGTCATTAGTCCTCTTTATAAACAATCCTTATCTTTGATTGATGAATCTTTTAATAGTTCACACTTATAACTTTTGTCTGCCTCTAATCTCATTTCGGTCATAACATTGTCTAGTATAGTAGGCAAATATTTTTGTAAGATATTAATTGACTCTAAAGCGAATTGATGGCCAACTTTAGCAAGTTCTTGTTCCATCAACTTTGACACATCAACTTCCGTGCCATTCATTTTAGATTGCACTATAGAACCGATGGTAGTTGTTACGTATTCACTTGAAACGGTATCAGCTTTGGCAGCTGTATTAAATCCCCAAGTAAGGAATAATAACATACTACTCAAAATGGTTAATAATGTAATTAAGTATCTCATATATTTAGTCCTTTTGTTAAATTATGGATATAATATACACTAAAACAGAGCTAATGTCAACAGCTATTTTTGATTATTTTTAGAAAAAAAGTAAGTAAAATCAATGGTTTCTCTGAGGTGTTGCAAAAATGCAACACCCCAAATGCGTTATTTTCGCATAAAATTATCGTTCCAATCAAAAGCTTCTTTTACCACTGATTCGGTAAGACCTTTATAAGTTTTATTAAGTTTTTTTGACTTAATATCTAATAAAGCTTTTGCGTCTGAGTGATGTAAACCCTCTAAAGTTTGTATAAAAAGTGTTTCTTTTCTCAGTTTTGGAAGATTACTACCACCTGTAATGTAAAGGTAGAGTCTTTTTGCCTCATCTAATAAAGATGTATGTTGAGTACCCTCAGGTGCCTCGTTAGCCATATATGGTGGATTTTCATCTGGTAAATCCCACGTAATATTTGGATCGAAAGCTGCTTTTAACAGTTGTCTTAAACCTGGTGTATCGTTCTCTTTTAGCACTGCAATTTTTTTAGGTTTATCTTTTGCATTATTAACCTTTAAAAATATTTCGTGTGCTAAAGCACGTTTACTTGTAGCTGTTGTTGCAACAGATTCCATACCTCTTTTACTCATTAGACTTGGATGTCTTGGTTTTTCTTGTTGTCGTATTGCCATAATTACCTCATATTCGAATATTAAAAATCACTCAAATTTTCCATAAGCGATTTCAGTTTATTTTCTATAAAGTAATTCAATAGGAGCGACCTATCATTTACTTTATAGTCTTCGTATCTATTTATAATTGTTGTAGATACATCTTTTGGTATATAGTCCAAATCTATAAGACGTTTATTTCTTTTAATATTAGTCTTAATTTGGTCATCATCAGAATTTAAATTTGAAAACTCTTCTAATCTTTTTTTAGTTATGGGTTTTTGTTTTTCACCTGTTACAAAACAATCATCAGGAGATAGAATATTTGGTATACCGTCTGATCTATCACCTTTTATAATTTGTTCTATTAAAAATTGTTTTGGATCCATATCTTCACCTAAAAATTTCTTTTGTATAGGTGCATATTGTTTTACATTTTGGTGTTGTAATAATTGTATAAAATCTTTATCACCAGAAACTATCATAATCTTTTCATTGGGGTGTTTTTCTTTAACCAAAGTTGCAATTATATCATCTGCCTCAACGTGGTCAATATCTAAAACATAATAAGGGAAGTTATCTCTTAATTCGTGTTTGATTTCTGTTATAATATTAAATATATTAGTCCAATCAAAATCAGAATCATCTCTGTTTTTTCTTCTACTGTATTTGTAATTTGGAAATATCTTTCTTCTCCAAGGTTCTCCACCGTCTGCACATAAAACTATTTGACCATATTGATCTCTAAACTTTAAATTAAAACCACGTAATGAATTTAAAACCATAGTTCTAATCATATCTTTATTTGGTTTTACATCTGCCTTACCTCTTGTTTGAGCCATAAGGTTTGAAATCAATACTTGGTTTAAATCTACTAAAATCATAAGTTCTTAAATACTATGTCGAAGTTTAACCCTATCATAATTTTCTCTCTATTGTCTTCTATTGTTGGTGATTTGTGTGGTAAACAAGCAGGCGATAAGATAATATCACCTTCACTAGCTTCATAATCTATAATCTCGCCGTTTAATCTTCTAAATTGTGTTTTATAATTTGAATTGGGTAATTTTAAAAAGTAAATTAAATTAAGTTGTACTTTATGGTGTGTATGCCAGTTATGAAAATCACCTTTATTGTAAATTTGGTACCATAACTGATATGGTTTTACCTCTAAATGATTATCTAAACTAAAAACTCTTTTAATATGGTCTATAAAATATGGTAAAATAAATTCTCTATACTCTAGTGTTTGGTCTTGTTTTTCGTAATCAGTTAATGTTTTATTTTCTGCATTATCAAATTGATCTGGTGCAACTTTACCAATAAGTTCAGTTACCTTTTTTCTTACTTCATAATGAGGTTCAAATACACTAACTAATAAATTATCCATTTATAAAATACCTTTTACTATACCAATCATAATATTCTGGATCCGTAAATATTTCTCTAATCTCTTTTGGATCCACCTGATTTTTCTGCATCATATCTGCCAAAGATTGATATTCATAATTATCTACCTTACGTGTCATTGGTGCACCTTTGACACTTTCAGCTAAAGTTCTAATAACTCTGTCTTGTTTATTTATTGTATTCATCTGTAACGTCCTCCACTTCTAAGGTGCCATCATATCTAGTATAGAAATCAAAAGGTTCACCAAAATTATCTTGTATATAATCATAATCTTCCTCATACTTTTCATCTAATTCATCTGTTGTAATACCTTTTGCATTTTCAAAATAAAAAGAACACTGATCGTCCACTTCCATATCTTCAACCATAGAATGGTCAAATTCAAATTCATTTCGGTCATCATCTTTATCACCAATTATATCTTCTAATTTATCACCGTCTTCCACTTTTACAATACAATGCCCCCAACGGTACATTTCTTCCGTTGTAAATGAAATTGTTTTGTCTTCGTTTTCATAACTCTGATATTCAAATATTGATTTTTTCCACTTAGGACTTACTTTGTAATACTTTGTCATTTAAAATTTCTTGTCCACATTTTATCTAAAAAATAATACCAAAAACCATTTATAACAGGTTCAATCAATGCGTCAATACCTGCAATAAACCAACTAGCACCTGTTAGTATTCTAACACACAATACAGCTATTAGGATATGACCAATTGTGTAAACAAATGCTCTACCAATACTGGTACCTGCGATTGTATTAAAAATACCTTTTTTAAATTCTGTCATAAACATTGATTGAAAGGTGGGGGATTTCTCCCCCACCAGTATAATTAGGCACTATAACCTTGAGCACCGAATAGAGCGGCTTGACCAGCTGC